TGTAAGTAGTCATTTACTTAACCCTCCCCTACGCAAAGTCGATGACGCCGCGAACGACAGCTTCTGGACGCAGAACTTTGCGACCAAAAACGTGCAGACCACGAATTACGTCAGAGAACGACTCAGTTGAACGAACCACTTCGGTCTTAGCAATGTGCGAAGCAGTGGAGGTGGACGACATGTGACCTGCGAGAACAACATTCTCAGAGGCATCAGTTGCCACACCAGACAGAGTTACCTGATCGGTGCCTGCTGTCGAGTTGAGTGCGGTGGACTTGTAGCAGCGGAAACCAGCAAGGGTGCCCGGTACAGCAAGACCGTTACGCAGTGGTGAAGTACCATCGCCGGTTACCTGAACTTCAGCCATTTTATTACCGGCTTGGAACATCTTCTCGTAGAAGATCGGCGGTGCTACGAACCAGCGATTCTCTTCCGGCACAGACTGATCGTCAAGCGAACGTGCCATCAGCAGCATCAGGTTGATGCCTGCATCGTCGGTTTCTACGTTGATTGGAGCGGATGCTGTACCCAGAGCAGAGTTGGTAGTGGTCAACCCGCCGGAGAGTGAAGCATCGTCAGCACCTGCAATGCCTGCACCATCTGACATGGCTTGCAGAACATTGGCGTCGTACTTACGCTTCAGGGCAAATGCACCGGATGAGGTAGCAAGTGCTTCGAAGTTTACGTGCGAGTGCCGCTCTTCGATGTCGTCGATCTTAAACGCGAAAGCGTTTGCATTATCGACAACCATCGTGATTTGATCGTCAGCCAAGTCTTGTGCGTTTACAACGGAACCCCGTGTGTATGCACTGACAGTGACTGTTGGTTCTTTGATGATGCGAACCGTGTCGCCAAAGTTTTCAATTTCGCCCGCGTAGTCGGTGTTTGTAATGTCTTCTACAACCGAAGCACGACGGAAGAACTTGAGAACCTTTTGGCTGAAAATTTCCGGTGCGAAGTTACCGGAAGGCAGGTTTGCGTAACCTGCAGCAGTACCAAATGCCATTGGTTCTTTCCTTCCTTCTTGAGGTTAAGGTTAGTTGTTAGGATCGATCCGTCCCTCTTGACGCGCAGAGTCGAGTTCTTCTTCGAGTTTCTCGAACTCCCACGGCTTGAGACTACGGATTTCGGAAGCTTTCCACACCTTGCCGTCTACTTTTGCAGTCGCTACTTCTCTCGCGGAGGTCTTAGTAACTGCATCTGCTGCAGAAGGTTTTGTGGTCTTCTTCCTTTTTGCCGGTACACCAGTATCGGCCTTGTAGAGGTCTATGACCCGTGCCGCCCATTTAGCATCCGTATTGTTTTTGTAGATGCCATCTGAGATTGACTCAGGCTGTTCTTCGAGCCACGAAAGAAACTTTTCATCTGACTTGATCTCGTCGAAGTCGGAGTGATGATTGAGCAGTTGCTGGTAAGCCTTCTGCTTTTCGAGTTCCTTTTCACGCTCTTTGATCGTACCTAGTTCCTCGCGGAGTTCGGCAACTTGTGATTCAGCCTGATAGGATGAAACGGTCTGTACGACTTCGAACACTTCTGGATACTGGTCTTTGAATGCTTGCAGTTCTTCTGGAGTCTTTGGCATTGCTACCCCCTTCGGCATCTGTGCTTGAGGAGATTGCATAACCGTTTTTAATTCCGCGATTTCCTGTTTGAATTCATTTACCTTTGTATCGTAGTGTCGTTTTAGGTCGTCGTATCGTTTCTTGTAGTCGTGTTCAGCTTCTTGTTGCTTTTGTTCTACGAAACTGCTTGCTTGTTGCGGAGTAGCCTCTTCGGGGTCCGCGTCTTGTGCTTCTACAGTCTCTTCCGCTTCGTTGTCTTCGTCGTCTTTGTAGACATCTTCGCGGTGCTTCCCACGATATAACGAATCATTGTTGATTGTTCCGAATGAGTCGTTAGGTTTGTTGGCACGGTGGCCTCTTGCTTTTGCCATTTTATTACCTCTTGATAGCGGGGCTACTTTGGCGTGTAGGTAGCCGCTCCGGTTGTGCTGGGGCCGTTGTTAGCGGGTAGCCAGCGAATCTTATCTATTAATAAATCCACCCCTCGCTGCTTTTACAGGGCGTTGTCCATTCTCTTTGATGCGATCCTTCGTTTCCTTCTTGCCGCGATTGTTGATCTTTTCGAGTCGGTCATAGCCGATGATCTTGGCAATCGCTGGGGGCACAAGAACCTCACCACGGGACACTGCTACGTCAACCTGATCCTTAGATGGTGCTGCTGCTCCCTTCTTGCCTGCTTTTTTGTAGGCATCGTTTAACATCTTGGCAATGTCACCCTCACCTGCGAACTCGACGGCTGCAGCGTTGATGACAAACGTGCCCTCTGGGACGCTCATAGGCTTGTCGTCAGCCACAGTAGCCGCTTCGGATACCTGTGATGGCGGACGCTCTACGAAGCCCGCTGGTGCAGCCTGTGGAGCGGTTCCGCCCATCTGCATGCCAACACGGCCACCCTGTTTAAAGTAACTATAATCCGTTACATCAGCATAAGAATCAGCATAGTCTTGCGCTTCTTCTGCAGTCATTGAATATTCAGTTGGTGTACCTGCTGGTGAAGGATCGTCATCCCCAAACATGCCGGGGTCTTGTTGCAGAGCCTTTTCTTCCTTGCGTACTTGCGACGGATCATATACGGGCTGGAACTCTTCCTGTCTACGCGCTTCGTCAGCCGCCTGTTGCCCGCTGTCTCTATAGCGTTGGGCTGCGCTTTCCAACGTAGCTTGAACAATCGCACTTGAAGCGGCACGGCTGCTAGTCGCAGGACCAACATTGATTCCGGCCATTCGTGCAGAGTCTATTACGCTACGAGGACGTGTGCCCGCGCCCGCACCTGCAGTTCCGCCATCATCTTCTGTGGTGCCTGATCCGTACATACGCGTTGCGTAGTCGGCTATGAAGTCTTGTGCGTCTTTGAGTGCCCTGTTATATTCACTTGTGCCCATGCCCCTAACGGTTGTGAAGGCACCAATCTTACCACTCATATGTGCATTGAGGGCCATCATCAAATTTACAGAATCCCCTCGAATGTCTATCCCTGCGGTGCTGATACCAGCGTTTTCTATCGCATTCTTAAGCAAGTTTTCTCGCATATCACGAGAGCCACCCGCACCCTGTACTCCCGAAATGTGGTGGTAATTTCCGAAGGGGTCCATAATTGACTGCTTGTCCGCACTGACAATCAAGCCCGTCTTGCCTGTTTTTACGTAGGTGCCTGACGCTGATGGATTAGTTTGTTCTGTTTCTGACCACGTTCTTGGAATAAACCCGTATTGAATTCCTTCCGCAGCATTGGCCACGTTTCCTTCTGCGCCAGTATAGACCCTTTCTCCGGGGGCACGGGTAACAACTCTAGGGCCAAGTTTAAATGCACCCCCGCCGGTTCCACCTGTAGATGCTATAGCGTTTAAATTCTGTGTTGTATATTTTCGGTATAAAGCACCGCCAACCGCGGCAACCGCGCCTAATGGTTGAGGCAGTCCTACTGATAAGATTCCTAAATCTTTGCTTTTTTCAACAAAATCACTAAAACCACCCAGAGATTTATCCATTCCTTGTTTGGTTTTTGCATCATTACCATCAGCCATAGCATCTAAATACTGCTGATAATTTATAGGCGTTATCGCCGTGCCGGGAAGATACGCACTGGCTCCTAGATTTGTTCCTGCCGCACCGTCGTCCTGATTGTAGCCAGAGTCGAGAATGTTTGGCGCAGTCGGAGGATCAGGATCAGGGTCAGGGTCAGGGTCAGGGGCTAGACTGACATCAATTCCCCCGAATCCTCCATAGTAATCAATGAAGGAGGACTGGTATTCGTCTGTTGTGTATTTTTTTCTGTTCATAGATGTCACAGTTCCGCCCTCATTCATGCCCACCTTTTTAGGTATTCTAATATCAACTTCTCTATCTTCTGTACCAAAAAAATTAGCAACGTATTCTCCCGCTAATTCCGGACTTCGTATAGAGTTGTACAAGACAGAAAAAAAGTCTGTAGGACGATCCCGTTCTTGCTGATTAAAATTGTAATTGTCTTCAATTCGTGCGGCGGTTGAAGTAGGCGAATCAAACACGTTGTACTTGCCTAAGCTTGTAGCCACTGTGTACTCAGGACTTACAAAAGATTTAAAAGCAGCGTCTGCATAATTTTCATCTACGAGGCCGTATCTATACGGGTTTACTGAAGTTTTGCCTCTAGTATCCGTATATGTAGCTAATTTAGCCTTTGCTTCTTCTGTAGTTCCGGAGTGTAGGCTAGGATCAGCTATGATTTCACGCAGAGTTTCTTCTTGAAATTTATTTTGATCCTGCTGTCGTCTCCCCAGAAGAAGCATTTCTACTAATTCATCTTCTGTAAAATCTGCTGCAGTAATTACATCATCAACACCAAACAAATTCTCTATAGCAAGTCTTGCATTTGTTGGTATTTTTTTGTATAAAGCACGAACCGCGCTTTCTTGATCTTGCTTTAAATTGTATTTGCTTCGTATAAGTTTTCGTAGGGTATCGTTGCTAACAATGACCGATGACAACTCACCATCAGCCACTTTTTGCAACTCGTCTTCAGACAGGGGAACAGCAGGTTCGTAAAATTCGTGATAAGAATCAGGATTTCTATCTGAATATCCCGTGCGATCAGCTAATGAATCTCCGTTGCCAGAAGACCTTTCATTTCTTCTGATAGCTCTGCCACCTCGTTTTTCTTGGGACTTTTCTATTTTTATACCCATAACACTACTGCCCGTTTTTCACCACTGCCTCGTGACTATCCTTCAACTTCAGGAGCATTTCCAGTAAACCCAGCTTCCCCTGCACTTGGCGCAGTTCCGACTCCGATTGTGCCGTTACCACGGCCCGAATCATCGACTCCCGGAGGTCCGTTAGGTACTCCTCCATTTGGGGCCATTCCTTGCTGTAGAGGAGAGGGGCTAGCTTCTGGGCCTGCTGCTTGTTGAGCATTTTGCATCATTCCTTGTAGCATCTGCGCGTACACTTGCGCCTCGTTGGCGTCGTTGACCAAGCTATCAGGATCGATGTCCTGTGAGATAGCCAGTTCACGCATCAAGTTTGGTATCTTTACAAACGGGGCCAGCATAGGGTTGGCTACAGTTTGCAGCAGTGAGGTGAGTCGCTGTGTACGTACTTCTTTTTGCATGACGGCTGCTACGCCACGCGGTTTAATTTCTAGGTCGCCTGTAACATCTTCAATGTTCTCTCCGAACTGCATGTTCCACTGAAAGAACGCTTCACCAATCGGCTTGAGCAGATGATCGTCGATGTTCTTGATGACCGTCTTCATAGACAAGCCTGCACTGCCCATCAGCATAGACAAGCCTGCTGCTGTGCGTCCGGTGCCCGTCACTCCCGTCTGACCGTGTGTGATCGACGGGATGCCTGTCTCTTCGTCAGCAAGCTGGCGTGAGATTTGATACATCTGGATGTTTTCACCGGCAGTGTTCGGAAACTTGAGGCCGTTGATTGCCGTGCCGGTGACGCCCGACTGACGACGGAATATCTTACCGGGGAAAATGTCCATGTTCTGTCCGGGAACCAACGACGCCTCATCAACATCGAAGACGAGGTTGCCAGCGAGGGCGAGGTTGTCGATTGCCATACGAACATGACCGTTCATCAGCATCTGTGCATCTTCCATGTTTTCCGCTACGCCAACACCCCAGATTTGATAGGGATTGATCTCGAACGGAAAGGCTTGATACGGAATACGTGCTGGGGTGAACGGGTTCACAACGCAGCGAAGGATCATCGTTCCGCACACCCAGATGTTGACCTGCATCTGATCGAACTCTGACATCTCTCCCGCACCCTCTAGTCCGACTTCTTTTGCGAACTTAGAGTCGAGAACGCCCCAGTATTCTAGAACTTCGTAGCGGTTCTCAGAGATGTGAGGTTCGGTTTCGTCCTCACGGATCGTATCTTCGTAGTATTTATCTTCGTAGTTTGGCCCCTTTGCGAGACACTCTTCAATTGCTTGGGCGTCGAAGTGTGGACGCATAACAAGACTACGAAGCTGCTGACGATTCATGCGGTGACGTTCGATGACGTACTCGCAGTCCTCTACAGACGTGGCGGAGGGATCAGGATGAAAGTCCCATACTGATACGTGTTCAATGCGAGGTACCGTACGCTCGTAGGGGTCGTACTCCCGCTCTCCCTCTTCGTTCATCTTCCAGTTGTGAACACGCTTGTAGAAGTTGAACGGTCCCTTGACAATACCTGTGCCGAACAGGGACGACTCAAAGATAGCCTTGCGAAATTCACTTACGGCATTCGTGTCGAGCAACTGGTCATGGATGCACTTCTCCATCTTCCGTGCCTGCTCTTTTGCAGGCTCGAACTGCGGCTCTCCTGCGCGGGACTTACCCGCTAGGATCATATCTCCAAAGTCTTTGCCGTATGACCCTAGTCGATGTGGCTCATCAGCCTGCATCGCTCCGGGTGCAAGTTCACGGCCATCTCCCGGAAATCCATAGGGATCACTGGGTGCTTGAGTTGCTTCATCTAGGGGTGTACGCATATGAGCAAACTGCTCAATGCCTTCCGGCATCGGAGTTGCTTCTACTACAAGTGGAAACTTCTTGTTGGCAAACAGAATGTCGATAATCTGCCCGTACGCAGCAAGGACCTTTGTCTTGGTGATCTTGATGAACACCTTAGACTTCTCGCTGTCGCGGTACTGCGTCGTACTATCGTAGATTCCACGAAAGTTTTTATACGCCTGCAGCCATCGCTGCTCGTACGAGAACCGTCCGTTTTCTGCGTCGTCAAACTTAGCCTTGATGTGGCCCGCAAGTCCGGGCATCTGCTCATCAGGGTTTATGATCGGAATCGCACGTTCGTCGTCCGGCTCTAGGAAATTATCGGCCATGTCGCTTCCTTAGTAGTCGCGTTCGTCTGCCATTTTAAACAGTGAAGCTTCCACAGTTGCTTTTGTTTGCTTCTTGGGCATAGCTTCAATCATCGGGCCAGTTACGACACGACCATCAAACTCCAAGCCTTCACGGTAGAGTTGTGTTGCGCCTTCGTCTTTATCGACGCTGGTCTTGTCGGCGTTCATAATGTATGATGCGCCGTAGTTGTAGTTGTTGTCGGGCATAGGTTTATCTCCGTTTACCTAATGAAGCCTTCTTTAGGGGCAGGGGAGACTTCAGGTTCCCTGTTTCGTGTAATAAATCCACCCGAATCTTCGAGTGCCATTCGTTCCATATCGTTTACGCTTTCGTCAATGGCAGGCTCCGTAGCCATTTCCTTCATTTGACGAAAGGCCGGATACTCTGCCTGTCCCGGATATGGGTCTTCGGCCATCATGGGTTCTGACTTTGGCTGGGGTGCATACGCAGGAGATGATGATAATATCATGGGCAAAGCACCTCCAACTTTGGGACCAAGTTTAACTGCCGTTGCGGCACCCTCAATAGCCACGTCTCGTACTACGGCTCCAGCGTCTTCAATAAAGGAGTATACAGCACCCCCTCCTAGTATAGCCGGAAGCAAACCCTTCTTTGTAAATCCAAAGAAATCGTCAAGTCCTAGCCCACTCATTTTGCCTTTTACTTCGTCTGAAATATCATCAGCAGCGTTTGGTTTTACATCTTCACTTTTAACAGCGGGCTTATCTCCCGGTAATACTCCGGCCTCTTGCGCTGCTGCTTTCTTTTCTGCTGTTGCTATTCGTTTATCTAGTGCTTCGCTTTCTTTAGCTGCAGCTTGAGCATCTAATTCTGCAGCGGTTAGTTTTCCCCTACTTTCAGATAACTCTGCATTTACTTCTGCCTGTTCTGCAGTTGGAGCCACAGCCGCCGGACGACTGTCCGTGCCTGTTGGTGCATCCATAGTTATCTTCGACTCAAGATCGGAATAATCAGCTTCAAAGTCAACAAAGTCATACCCCAGAGATGCAGCAAGTTGTCCCCCGCTTTCAGCCCCAAGAGCATCAGCCATCATCTTCTCAAACATTGAAAATACTAGGCCGCGTTGTTCTAGTTTTCCTACATCTTCTACGTCGATGTAAAACGTACGTAAGATTTTTGCGTCAAGTTCTTTTTCTGATCCGGTGTGTGCAAGAATTGCATCTGCAGCCTCTGTGTTACCCAAGCCGTTAGCGATAGACGATGCAGTAATACGTCGTAGATCGGTGTAGTCTAGCGAGAACTTTCCAGAAGCATTTCTTTTTTTTGCTTTTGCTTTTACGTCATCAGAAAGAGCAGGAGTTACATACTTGTTGATTAGAGCATTAATTTTTTTTGTGTCCATATCCGGAAACAGTTCTCCGGTTGGACCTGCAGCATTATACCTGTCTAGGTAAACTCTTGAAAGAAGAGGACCAAGTGGACGGTCGTCTCCAATTCCTTTTAGGCCCTTTCCTGCTTCTCCCGGTTCTACGGGATTTACAATTGTTCCTGTTTCAGGATCGTAGACTGGACGTTGGGGCGTTGTCCGTGTGGCTAAATCTATAGTTGTGCGCGTTTCAGTTAGGTCCGTACCTCGCATACCAAGCAATGAACCAAGAACTGCATCCGCAGCTATAGCTCCTTCTTTTTCGCGTATGATAGCTACTTGTTTTAGGACAGTCTCAAGAACTTCAGGAGGTATGGCTCCCTTAAAAAGCTTTCTATCTCCAGCACCGGCTGACGCGCTAGCTAACTTATTTACTTTCACGTTTTGAAAGGAGCTAGACAGTGGGCTGATGAGTTTATTAATTTTGTTTGGTGAAAGGTCGCTTGTCCCTGCAAGAACATCCGACTGCAACTCTAAGAAATTACTTGAAAGATCAACCTCTCTAGCTAGATCAACAGCTTGTTGAGAGTGACCAGTCATGGTCATAGCTTTTGTTACAACTTTTTTGCCAAATGCCTTATGAAACTTTTTTGCAAACTCTGATGTTTCATCTAGCTGTTCAAATAGAGGGTTGTTAGGAACACCCAAGTTGTACATCTTAGCAATGAAGGCATCGCCCACTGTAGCTGTACCATCGACAATGCGCTTACGTATTTCTGCATACGCCGGTATGTTTCCATCTGGAAAGAGCGTTTTCTGTAGCGTTACAAACTGCGCTACTTTTAATTTGTCTGGCGCACTTAGTGTTTTTAGAATGTCATTGTCTGACACGTTTGCTGCTTTCAATGTTTTTGCTGTTGTTATATTTTTAGATGCAGATGCACCCTTCTCTTGCATCTCCATAGTCATGCCAAACTTTTCTTCGTAGGCATTAAAACTGGCTACGTCAAATAGCTCTGGGGACTCTGTGGTCAATGCGCTTGCAATTCCAAAGTAGGCGTTCTCATCCGCGAGGGGATAAGTAGAGGGAAACTTTCGCATAAAAGAAATAGTCTGTTCAGCAGTAAACTTTTTCGGAACTGGCACTAATGTACCCGCCTTGCCTCCTAAGTATGCAGCGTCTATGTTGTCAAATTTTTGTACTTCTTTTAAGTCTAACTTTAAGTTATCTATCAAGATATCTACAGCAGATTTGTTTTTATTTATGCTTGTTGGTTCGTCTGCCATTGTCTAGTATCCGAATACTTCGTCTTGGACTTGGTGAACTTGGTTCTTGATTGCATTGAGTTGCTGGTGTATAGAAGCGTAGCCGCTCATGCGTGTCATCATTCCGTAGCGCAGAGCGTCGTATGCGTGGTCCTCTGCCTTCGTATCTACGTCTTCGCTGTTCGTCTTGGAGAGAGGTATGCCAGCAATCTGCTTGACGATGTTTTGACACGAAGAGAAGAAGCGTAGACGCGGCTCTTCTGTGTAGGGATCGTCAGCTAGGCGGCGGTGTATCTCCATCTTCCCCTGAATACGGTTGCGATCTGACGGCGTCCATCGTACGCCCTCTCGCATCATCACTTCTGCAATTGACGGCCCGAAACCCGTCTTGTTCCAGCAGGACGAGTCGAGTACCGTGTAGTGAGGTAGCGGGTCTAGCTGTTCCGCTTCTAGTATTCTACCAGCTAGTTCCTCTGCTGTCAAGTGTTTTTGATATAGTTCTCTGTATATCCAGATATTGTTGTCCCAGTCGATTGCACCCCAGAGAACGCATGAGGGTGCTGCATATCCGTAGTCGGCCATACGAATGCGCGGCCAGTTCGTCGGAAGTTCGAATGGCTCGACGACATGCTTGACTCGTGAGAACTCAGGGAAGGCTGCACCCTCCGCTACGTCCCAGTCGCCTTCGAGGAGACGCCTGCGTTCGACTTCCGGCAGTGATCTGAGCATCGCCTCGTATTGGCCGTCTGCCATAAGGTGCGGATTGTCAGTCAAGCGGGCAGGGACGAACTTGCGGAAGAAGAGAGGCTGACCCTCCTTCTCGTGTCCCTTCGGCCAGAGGAACGGCTTGTGCGTTTCTATATCGAAGGCAGGAAAAGGCTTATTCTCAGGTGTTCCTTCGATGTAGGTTTTCTTGACCCACCAACCACCCACTCCTCCGGGGTTGGCTGTGCAGCGCATGTACAGGTGTTGCTGGAGTTCAGGATCAGTAGTACGAAGGCGAGAACGCAGGTAGTCCCACACATAAGGCGTGGGGTATTGTGTAATTTCATCGATGCCAATCCAGTTGAATGCCTGTCCCTGAAAACGAGTTACGTCCTTGTCCTTGTCGAGATAGGTGAACCAGATGGTTGCGCCGGAGGGAAAGACCCACGTAGACTTCGACTCACGGAACTTCGCACCGGGGAACGCCTTCGTATATAGTTGGCGTGACTTGTCGATCAGTTCGGTTAGCTCGTCGAGAGTACGCCTAAGAAGAAGCCCACGATGATTAGCGTTGTGACAGAAGCGCAGAGGATCGGCCAAGAGAGCGAAAGATTTACCGCCCCCGGCTGCACCACCATAGAGAACATCCCTTTCACCCGCGCTGAGAAACTCTTCTTGTGGTCCCTCATTCGGACGAAATACGATCTCACTGTCTTCAACCAAGTCCGCAACGGCTGCAGGTAAATCATCCAAATCTCCTTGATCAATGACTGTTGTATCCTTGCCAACAAGGGCCTTCTCCACTTTACCTATCTTGTCTTCGAGTTTGCGGGCGTAGCGTCGTTTATCTTCTGCTGCCTTCGTTGTCTTGGCTGCACGACGCTTCGCTCCGTTGAGTTTCTTTTGGGCAGCACGTCGGGCACGTTCCTTTGTAGACAGGTTGTACGTGGCTTTGGGTGCGTTGGGGTCCTTTTTAGGGCGTCCTGCCACCTAGTTCTTCTCCGCGCTTCCCTGTGCGGAGCGGCCCTTGCAAGCAGAACCACCATGGGCCAACTTCTCACGGGGTGCCGTGCGTGGCTTAGGCTTGGGCACGGACATTCCTAACTCAGTAGAGTATCCCTTGCTTGCGCCGGGAAAGTCTAGGTTTGTCCTATACTCGTTTGCTTTATCGCGCCTTGTCTGACGTATTCCTGCAGCCCTGTCTTTTCCAGATGTGATAGTTCTTAGCCTGACAGGCTTGAATGTTTCGGAGTCAAACTCACGCAAACGCACACGTCCGCCCATAGTTTCAGAACTGCTCTTCGGAACAGCAGCAATGTTTTCATTTGCAATGATCTCATTGTAGATTTTACGTTGACCAGATGTTAAGTCTGCAACCTCTGCCTTCGTAATCTTGCGAAACTTTTCGTTAAATTTCTTTCTGGTTTTATCGTACTCATCAAGTGCCATCGATCACGACCTCTTTCTTTGGGGGGAGCAGGACAACGCCGTGTACTGCAGTTACATTGTGGTTGATTGTCTCCGCCTGCTTCACTCCTACGCGATTGAGGAGGCTCTCAGCAGCCTTGAGACGCAGATCATCACCGCGTTCGGGGGCGGGGTTGTCAATTGTGTCTACGAGGCGTGTAGCAGCCTTGTAGGCGTTCATAGATAGGACATCCTTCGTGCGATCTACGATCTCATCGGCAAGGGTTTTGCGTAGCCAGACTGCGCTGCCCTTTGAATAGCCCGCATCTACGGCTGCGGCAGTTACGTTGCCGCCGTTTTCGAAGAGAATGTCGAGGAACTGCGTCTGTTGGGGTGTGAGTTCCCGCTTTTTCGGTGTTTGTTGGGGGAGAAGGTTCATATCTACGTGGATTCCTGCGCGACTATGGTGCATTGGGCACCGACGATGATCATTCCGGGCGTAATCGTGCGTATTTCGCCTATCATCTCGACGACACGGGTACCACACTCGCCCTTGTCGAGGTAGGGACCCCGCCTGTCGGTGAATTGTGTGCAGTCGTTGGGACTGTGGAGCCAACATGCAAGGATCATGGCGGTGAACATCGGTGTTTCCCGTGAAAAGAAGGAGGAGTGAGTCGCATTTATGTCCGATACCACTGATTGTATGACGAAGTAATTTTCGTTGTGGGGTGGTTCGACATAAAAATGCGGCTCACGTCAACAGTATAGGTACTTTTTACATGTCTGTCAACTTTTTTTCTTGACAAAATTAAAATTTGACTGTACTATGGGCATAGGCCCGCCGGGATAAACCCCATAGGTACCCGCCGGGTATCCCGCTGACCCCTCCG